TTTCTACGATTTGGACTTTGTGCAGCGCGTTATTAATGATCCCTTTAACACCCCCCCCCGGAATACCTAGTTAGAAACCGCAGGATTGGCTACCTGAATTGTGCTTCACTGGTGAGTTACGTCCAGTGTCATGCATGTAGTCTAACTCGGTGTTCTGATTTGAACTAGGTCGATCAGCAGGTAGGCACGCATGAGTCCGCGTCCGGCTCTAGGGAGGATTAACCTCTGCCGTCTACTCCGTAACTCACCCCACAATGGTATAAGAGAGTTGCGCCCCAGACAAGCACTGGTTTATGATTTCATCATGGAAGCAACCAAAAAGAAAACTCGCAGTGCTGGATCTTACTCTGTTCAGGGCCGGAAGGTTAAAATCCTCCAGACCCAGGACAAGCATAAGCTTTGGAATGACTTGTTCTATATCACTGAATCTCAGATCACATCCCTCAAGGATAAGATTGATAGTGGCGACGAACTAGACAACAAGGATATGAGTAAGCTCGATAGCTGTTACAACGGAATGAAAAGGCTACTCGAAATTGAAACTGCCCTTAAGTCAGATGCTATCGCATCAATGACCACGGACGATTTAAAGCGAATAGCCAAGAAAGCAATCAGGGAATCAAAATGATTAGGGACCTTAAGAAAATAGACGAAGACTTTATCTACCACTCCTGGCTGCACACAGTTAACTGCCCCACCAAGACAGTATCCGCTATGACGCGGTGCCTTATCGATAAGCTGGTAGCAAAGGGCCAGGTCAAAATATGGTGCCCCGATGATGATGAGAATCATATCCTTGGGTGGATGGCCTATGGCAAGCTGGAGAAAACCCCATTACTTCACTTCATGTTTGTTAAAAAGAAGTTTAGAAACAACGGTGTAGGTCGAGAACTCCTTGATAGCGTGTACCCTGATAGGGATAAGACCGTGTTCTGTACCTTCTGGACTAAGCATTTCCAGGATATGAACGTTCGCTCCCGGTGGAATGTTAAGTTCTCAAGTACCCTATTGCCCTCAGTCATGTTTGATATGCTGAAGGCTCCTGAAAAAGAGGCTACTCGTGGGGCTGCCTGAAGTAACACTTACCGATCGTGAGATATATGAGGCACTTGCATTGCGCTCCGATGGTAAAACCATTTCTAATCGAGCACAAAAACGAGTCCAGAAGTCTAATGCCTTAAACCTTGGGAAGACTTTGTTCAAGCAACAGGTTGATTTCATTAAAGATCCCAGCAGAAGGAAGGCAGCTATATGCAGCCGAAGATCAGGAAAGAGCTATGCAGCGGGTCGGTATCTAATCAAGGAGGCCCTGGAGGACGAAGGGACAACCTGTGTATACATTGCCCGTACAAGAGAAGCTGCAAAGCGAATCCTATGGAGCTCCCTGAAGGAAGCCAACCAGATGTTCCGCCTGAACATCAAGTTCAACAACGCAGACCTAATAGCAACGTTCCCTAATCAATCGAAGATTATGTTTACCGGTGCCAACGATGCCAGTGATGTTGATAAGTTACGCGGTGCGGCATTCAGCCTCGCTGTTCTGGATGAGGCAGCGTTCTTTAATATCAACCTGAGAGAGCTGGTTAATGAAGTTATCACCCCTGCGCTGCTGGATAGAGATGGTAGCTTGGTTATGATCTCTACACCCAACAGCCTATGTCATGGATTTTTCTATGATATTACTGAAAAGGGTGAGTATAACTTTTCAATTCACAGGTGGACAGTCAAAGATAACCCCTACATGAAACATGCTGTCCGAGCCATCCAGGAAGACATCCGAAACGGAATCCTCAATCCCGAAGACCCCTCCTACAAGCGCGAGTACCTTGGCATCTGGGTCAGAGACGACCAAGAGATCGTCTATCGCTACGGTGAGAAAAACTTGTTTGAGGATAGACCCGACAGCAACGAATGGGAGTACATCCTCGGGGTCGACCTGGGTTATCATGACGCTACCGCTTTCGTTGTCGTTGCCTTTAGTAATGATTACCCAAACCTATATGTAATCGATGAGCACAAGCAAACTAAGATGCTAACCTCTGAAGTAGGTGAAAAGATTCAGAGATTCATGAATGACTATAACTTTACCTCTATTGTCATGGATACCGGTGGCGGTGCATCTCGAATGCTCCTGGAAGAGTTTAAGCAACGATCTGGAATCCCTGTTAAGCCTGCAAAGAAAACTGGGGATAAGGTTGGGATGATTAAGCTTATGAACTCAGACCTTCAGTCGGGGAAAATACAGGTTCATCATGGCCTTGAGCTACTTCAGGAATGGGATAAGCTCCAATTCAACAAGGCCAAAACCGCCGAAGATAAGCGTTTTGATAACCACTTATCTGATGCTTGCCTATATGCTTGGATGGAAAGTCGCCACTATCTCTATGAAGAAGCCCCATTTGAACCCATCAAGGGGTCTAAGGAATGGTGGAAGCGATATGAAGACGAGATTGAGCAAAGACTTGTTGAACAGGACAGCGAATCAAAGTATGATCCTGACGTATGGGGCGAGGGATATAGTGAAGCCGACCTATACAATTAGGGGAAGCAATGACTGAAAAGAAGCCTGAATCAGCACCGACGACTAAGAAGCTCAAGAGTATTCTTAAAATGCTTAAGGATGCTGGAGTAGCAAGCTACAAAGATTCTGAAGTTGAGATTGTCTTTGCACCTCCAATGGAGGCTGTTCAGCCAATGCAGCAATTCAACTTCGATCAATATGATAACACCGGTCCTGTGCCTGAAGAGCAGGCTGCTAGTCCGGAGGTTGATGATCTTGGATTCTCTGAAGAAGATTATCTTTATAGGAGTGCTGGCTAATGAGTTACGGTATTTATGGAGATGCTTTCTGGTGGCAGGCAGAGGAAGACCCTCACTCTGCAATCAGTAAGTTTATTACTGTTCTGAGAGACGAACAGGATCTCTACTACCGCGACCTTGCTACCTACTCGGGCCTATTCAATGGCAGGCCACCGCACTCCAGGTATTCTCATGGCGCAAATCATTACAGCCTCATGAAGCAACCAAGGATTACGTTTAATATCGTCCACTCCATCTGCCAAGCTGCTACCGCAAAAATCGCAAAACATCGACCAGCTATTAACTTCCTCACTGAGGGTGGCTCTTTTTCTAAGAAGAGAAAATCAAAACTCTTTAAGAAGCTAATGCAGGGTCAGTTCTATTCCATGCGAATGTATCGAGTAGCGCAAAGAGCATTTCTCGATTCATGCATTATGGGAACCGGAGCCATTAAGCTTTTCAATGAGCACGGAAAAATCAAAGCCGAACGTGTACCAACTTACGAATTGACTCTTGATCCCATTGAAGTTGAAAATGGGAACTCACCCCGTCAGTTGTTTCAAACCAAAAAAGTATCAAAGCATGTCCTTGCTGAAATGTTTCCAGACAAAAAGAATGAGATCATGGCGAAGTCCGAATCTCGATCAGACATAACCAGCGAAGAACAAGACCGTGATACGGACATGGTTGAGTGTCACGAAGCTTGGCATTTGCCGAGTGGACCTGACGCAACTGATGGGCGTCATATCATCTGCACAAACAATGCAACCTTGTTAGATGAGCAATGGGATAAAGATTACTTCCCATTTGCATTTATTAAGTGGTCCGATAATCCGTCCAGCTTTTGGGGTAATGGCCTTGGCAAAGAAGTTAAAGGCATCCAGGTAGAAATTAATAAACTCCTAGCCAGGATTCAGGAACAAATGCACCTTGCTACCCCCAAGGTGTTCATTGAGGATACATCCAAAATTGTTCAGTCTCATCTGAATAATAAGATTTGGGGTGCAATTAAGTACCGAGGAACCCCTCCCCAGTTCTTTGTACCACGATCTGTATCCGGAGAAATGTTTGCTCACCTAGATAGACTCGTTGATCGAGCCTACGAAATGACAGGCATTTCTCAACTCGCTGCACAATCTAAAAAACCCGCAGGACTTGAATCTGGTCGGGCTCTTCGTGAGTTTTCCGATATTGAGTCAGAGCGGTTTATGGTCGTTGGCCAAGCCTATGAGCAAATGTTCCTTGATCTTAGTGAGCAGATTATCAAGCTAATCAGAGATTCTCATAAAGAGGATTCACCCTATAAGGTTATTAGCTTTGACGGTAAGACAGGGCTTGAGAAAATTAACTGGTCAGACATCAGTCTTGAAGATGATGAGTATGTTATCCAGATAAGCCCGATAGGATCACTACCTCAGACACCGGCAGCTAAGCTTTCATCTGTTGCCGAGATGCATATGAATGGTTTCTTTA